TTTGGTGGATTTAACAGAGGTGAACTTAATATTTTTGCAGGTGGTAGTGGTGCAGGTAAGAGTTTGTTCTTACAAAACTTGGCTGTGAACTTTGCAATGGAAGGTATGAACGTTGCATACATTACACTAGAACTTTCTGAAGAACTTACTGCTATGAGACTTGATGCAATGGTAACTGGAATGGCAACCAGAGACATCTTTAAAAATTTAGAAGATGTTGAAATGAAAGTTAAGGTACAAGGTAAAAAAGCAGGACGTATACAGATTAAGTATATGCCAAGTGGTAAGAATGCAAATGACATTAGAAGTTATGTAAAAGAATGGCAAATCAAAAACAATGCAAAACTAGATGTATTGTTAATTGACTATTTAGATTTGCTTATGCCACAAAGCAGAAAAGTATCGCCAAGTGATTTGTTTGTAAAAGACAAATACGTATCTGAAGAATTGCGTAACTTGGCAATGGAAACACAAACTGTATTTGTAACTGCATCGCAGTTGAACAGAGCGGCAGTTGAAGAAATTGAATTTGATCATTCGCATATTGCAGGTGGATTAAGTAAGATTCAAACTGCTGATAACGTAATTGGTATCTTTACAAGTAGAGCAATGAAAGAACGTGGTAGATATCAAATACAATTTATGAAAACAAGAAGCAGTAGTGGTGTAGGACAAAAGGTAGATTTAGAATTTGATATAGACTGTTTGCGTATCAGAGATCTTGCAGAAGATGATGAATATCAATCATTCAAGAAACAAAGTTCAACTATCTATGAAGGTCTGAAGAAACAAAGCACAGTTGAGTCAAACGAAACAGCAGAGCCTAGTAGAAGTGATCCTACAGAGGGTGATACTATAGGCAAGATTAGTGGCAAAACACAATCTACTAAATTAAGAGAACTGCTTAAAACAATCAATACAGAGTCAGATTAATTCTCCATTTTTTATGGCCATAGTGAAACCTTGACTAAATATTCTAGTAAGGCACACAAGGCAATAAGAAAGGCAGTATATTATGACTGAACAAGAACAAATTGAGGCTCTGTTAGATAGATTTAAAAGGCCTATACCGGAAGGAAAAACCTATCAAACTAGACTTGCTGAAGAGTTTGAACTTATAATACAGCAACGTTTTACTCAATACTTTTTACAGATTTGTGATATACTAGATATTACTAGTGACATACCTCATATGACTAGAGGTAGTGCTGGTTCAAGTCTAGTATGTTATATGCTAGGTATAACTGATGTAGATCCAATCAAATGGAATATACCTATCGCACGATTTATGAATCCTTTGCGTGACGACTTACCTGATGTTGATATTGATTTCCCACATTGGCAACAGGAAGAAGTTATGAATAGGATTTTTAAAAAATGGCCGGGCAAGTCAGCACGACTATCTAACTATGTAATGTATCAAGATAAAAGTGCTAAACGTGAGGCTGTAAAACGTTTAGGCGTTAAAGGCAACTTACCTCGTAATTTTAAATATGAGGATTTAGGCATCGATGTAAAAGAGGCAAAAAGAATAGAAAACAAACTAAAGGGGAAAAAGAAATGTATATCAAAACACTGTGGAGGCATCTTAATGTTTACAAGGCAATTACCAAAATCTTTAATATCACAAGACAACCAAATACTGTTAGACAAAAACGAAGTAGAGGACTTAGAACATCTCAAAGTGGATATTCTAGCGAATCGTGGTTTATCGCAACTTATGGAGATAGATCAGACCGCACTAGAAGACTATCCGGAGTCGGACGAAAAAACTTCGGCTTTGCTATGCCGAGGGGATATCCTTGGGGTAACGCAGGCGGAGAGTCCAGCGATGAGGAGACTGTTTAGAGCCATACAACCAAAGTCAGTTTATGACTGTGTGTTCGCTACTGCACTGATAAGACCTGTAGCAATGAGCGGAAGAAAGACCGCTAGTATGTTTCACGATTGGAGTCGTGAACGCCAAACTGATACCATAGTATACGAGGACGATGCAATAGAAAGGATAAGTAGTATTATAGGAGTTGATTATTATGAAGCCGATATGTACCGTCGTGCGTTTGCTAAAAGAAACGAAGAAAAGATTACAGAATTTATTCAAAGAATGGGACGACACCCTAAACGAGAATCCGCTATTGAGTATTTGCAGTCACTATCCGGATTCGGTCTTTGTCGTGCCCACGCTGTCAACCTCGGACGACTCATCTGGGCACTCGCATACCAAAAAGCACACAACAAAGAAGAGTTCTGGAGAGCGTGTCTCAAACACTGCCAAGGCTCGTACAGACGTTGGGTACACAAAACTGAAGCGAAAAGAGTAGGCATTCAGCCTCGCACTAAATCAAAATCAGATACCATAGACGATCCTGTTTACCAATACAAAAAGTTTGGTTGGTGGAGCAGTGAAAAATTTTTACCAGGATTGTTTTGTAAAGGAACATATATGGACCATGTGGAGTTTGCAGGACTGGTTGCTAATGGTCGTGTGTTTAAAGGTAACAAAGGCAAATACGTAACGTTTGTTACACTAGGTGTAGACAACGGACAATACATAGACGTTACAATCAAAAAACCATTTGGTTATTCAGACTGTGATGTAATTTGGGGAACTGGCAAAGTAAGGCACAACAACAATTCAGATTATGTAGAAGTTGATCAAGTAAAAGGTTATAAAATTGATCGATGGTTAAAATAAATTTGCAGTTGCTTCTTTAACAGATGCCGCAACAGATTGTTTCCATAACATTTTAGATTCAGTATCAAGCACAGTAGTAGGACAATCTGCTGTAAGCCATTTGTGTGTTGGTGTCCATGGATGCTGTCCACTCATTTCACCTTCAAGTTGTCCTGGTGCCCAAGTACTCATACCTAGTGTGCAAATCCATTGTTTAGGACCTTTTCCTTGTTCAATTAGATTAAACAAGTCTACACTGCTGGTTACAGATATATTACTGTTTATAATATGTGAATTAGCCATTTGTACATCATTAGTATGAACTAGATGTATTGCATTTTGTTCAACAGGACCACCTAGATAACAACCAATATCCTTGTCACTGTAACTCACACTTACCTGCTCAAGCACACTTTTAAGTTTTACTTTTTGTAATGGTCTGTTTAACATCACACCCCAAGCACCGTGACTATCGCTGTGTTCTGCTATAAGGATAACACTTTGTTTGAAAAAGTCCGAATGACTTGCGGGTTGACTAATCAGCAATTTGCTTGTGTAGTTCATACTAGTATTTACCTATATTTCTATAGTGCAACTATCTGAACCAATATCTTTAAGTTTTTGTATCCATTCACCATTAGAATCTATAATGCCGTTTGGACATTGAACAGGTACTTCTGTTTTCCCTGCCATGTCCAAACTGCTTCCACTAATGACAATTTTCATACCAAAACTTTTAGCAAACATTCTAAGATGATTTTCATGCCATGTGTAATACAACTCGTCCCAGTTATCTGTTACATTACAGTTAACCGAAACAAATAAAACATTAACACCCATCTTGGCATACTCAATAATGTAGTAGGGATTCCCGTTGGGAGAAACTAAAGGACTTGCCCATACATCATTACAAATAAGCACACCTGCTCGATGTTTGTCATCAACATCAAAAACCATCGGTGCCCAACCAGGGATATAAGCAGTTGCTTCTCCGCCTCCCTGCAGTGTAGTTGGTAACAGTCTTTTGCTGTACGCACCTATATAGTTTGTTTTGTAGACTCTGACTTGGTTGTAAGGAACTCCGTCACCTTCTATCCAACCTGTACCTAGCAGTAATCCCATGTCATATTTTTGACAGAGACTTAACACTATACCTTCCTGTTGAGAAGTCCATATAGCATTATCATTGTTACAGGTATTAATAACGGGCGGTGCACAGTATCCACTCAATGCACCTTCAGGTGTTAATAGCCAATCGGTACCTTTTTCTTTCTCGATAACCTGCGTTAAATTGTTGCTGTTAGCAAGAGCATTTCTAGTAACCGGAGTCTGTATTGCTGTTATCTTGGTCATGCATATATTTAAAACCGGAGAAGAAACCGGCACTGTTATTTGAATATAAATATTTTAACACAAGACTTGACATTTCTTACTTTTGATTTGCCGAGCAGTTGGAAGGAAAAAGAAATGGAGAATTTCATTCACATAGTCGCAGTACTCGTGCATATCAGCACAGGACAACAGACCACGTTAACCAACAGCAATATGTGGTTTGAAGAAATGCCACAGTGTATCACTTACACACAACAAAACAAAGACATGATCGCTGGCAGTCTGTATCAATATCTAGAAATAGAATTTGGACAAGACCAACCTTGGCGCATAGAAGGCCTTTTGTGTGCAACCAGAGAGTTTATCCAAGAAGAACTTGGACCACCCACAGAACAACCTGAATTAGACGGAATATTTTTATCGGCATAAATACGCATTTAGTATGCCAAGACGCAAGACTAAAAGACACTCTATAACTGGGTCGTCCATGCCTGATGTAGAGTTAGTAGCAATCATGGATAATGCACTGAAAAGCCGTTCCAAAGACAGACACGTGGTTACTGTAGACAGTCCCAGATGGGATAAGCAATACAAACAACTGTGTGCGGATCACATCAACACAATTGACCACTGGCAGAAACTTGAATACAAGTATATGCCTGCCAGTGATACGTTTATATTTTTTAAACGTTAGTCTACCAATTGTTAGTTGACTTGGGACTGTGATGTGCGAGTATTCTGCCCATGTTAGGTCCGTGCTTTACAACATAACCCTGAGTGCCGTGAGCATTGGCATCAACAACAGGTCTTGACTGTTGAAGAAGACGCTCTTTACGTGCTTTCACACGAGCCTCTCTGTACTGTTTGTGTAAATGATCGAATCGGTTCATGTCACCCTCCTTCTATTAAAAGTTAGGTGCGTTCCTTCGCATTGTGCTACTTCCGGCCTTGTTGGCTGAACGTATTAGTATTTAGCATAGGAGGTATGTGCATAATGCACACCTAGACCTATGAACGATCCACTGCTGTGCGTTTGTAATTTTGGACCCGGTTCCAATGTTCTATTCTTTGATTGATGCCTTCTCGTTCTATGTCGTCTGTGGCACGTCTCAACTGTTCTTTTAACTGTTTGATTCGTTGACCGGGGGTCATCTTGTTATACTTGTTTTTCATTGTGTTTTGGAGATCTATTCTACTAGATCAATTCATAAGATTCCGGCTCTTCACCGGTTCTTGTTTTTATAAACTCTCTAAACTCCTGTGCATCTTCACTGGGTATGCAGGCCATGTTTCCGTATGCTTCTGCATTCATCTTCTGCATTTCATCCGCATATTGCTGTGCGTGTGCCACGCATTCTTCACCTGTGGTAAACACGGGATCTGTGATTT